CAGGAGCTATTCGCGTAGCCCAGCCTACGGCTAATTCTCAGATATCTGTTCTCGGTTCTGGTTCCGTTGGCCGAGAAAGAGAGTTAACAGCCGCCAATAATGTTAGCCTGTCTACTGTCTGTGCGGCAGAAGCTGTTTACTTATTTGGCGCAGCCGCAAACGTTTCTGCTTCTATTGATGCCAATTTCAATCGCATAGAGCTTATGTCGGCCTCAATAACTGGCGCTGCCGCAGCAACGGCTGCTATGAAGCCTCTGAGACAGGTTACTAGTAACGTATCGCTTTCGGTGTCCCAGCTAAGTTCTGTTGACCGCACAAGGGGGCTTGTAGGCTCTGCGTTAATCGCCGTCACAGAATCAGCAGCAGCAAACGCGTTGTTTGTTATGTCTGGGCAAGGCCAAGTATCCACCTCCACAACGGCTGTATCTAGTGGTATATTCGTTTATAATGCAAATGTAACAACGTCAATAACAACGGTTTCAGATAACCACGTTCTCGGCGAAGACTGGATTGATGTAGCGTCTGGAACAGAAGTCTGGGCTGACGTTGCTGTTGGTTCAGAAATTTGGACTGATGCTGCTATTGGCTCAGAGACTTGGACTGACGTTGCTGTTGGTTCAGAAATTTGGGGCGCAGTACCAACTGGCAATGAGGTTTGGGCAAGACAATGATAGAACTAGGTCAATGGACACCAGACCAAGCTGACATAATGAACCCCGGCGTGACCGTAGCAACAAATGTGCTACCAGCGGCTAAGGGTTATCATTCTATGAGCGAGTTTGTGTCTTATTCAAACGCTGCTACCGGCACGATCAAGGGCATATTTGCGGCAAAGGATACTGCGTCAAACACAAAGTTGTTCGCTGGTGATGCGACAAAACTTTACCTGCACAACGCCACAACAAACAATTTAGATGACATTAGTAAGGTTGGTGGTTACACGCTAACCAACAGCGAGAAGTGGCGTTTCGTTCAGTTTGGCGATTACGCAATTTGCTCTGGCGGCATTGGTGAGACATTGCAATCTTTTCAAATGGGGTCAAGCTCGGTATTTGCAGACCTGACAAATGCGCCAAAGTCTGATTTTCTTGCTGTAGTGCGTGACTTTGTGTGGACGGCAAACGTGGACACTGGCGCAGGTCGGATACCATACCGCTGCCAATGGTCTGGATTTAACGACATCACAAGCTGGACACCCGGCATAGATCAGTCTGATTTTCAAGACTTGCCAGACTCTGGCGCAATCACTGGTCTGGTTGGCGGCGAATATTGCACGATCCTGACAGAGAGGGCTGTCTATCGAGCCACATACACAGGGCCGCCACTTATCTGGCAGTTTGACAAGGTTGTGTCGGAGCGCGGGTGCGCTTTTAGCGGTTCTGTCTGCAACAGTGGCAATCTTGTATTTTTCTTGGCATCAGATGGGTTCTACGCATTTGACGGCCAAAAGGCATCTCCGATTGGCTCAGAGCGCGTTAATGAGTTTTTCCTCAAGGACTTTGACAGTAACTATGATTATAGGCTTACGGCCAGCGTAGACCCACTGAACGAAGTGGCTATGTGGAGCTATACCAGTACACAGTCTCCCACAGGTCAGCCAGACAAAATTATTATGTATAACTATGTTTTGAATAAATGGTCTTTGGCTGAAATAGAGGCTGACTTGTTGGCTCCGCTTTTTTCTTCTGGTTACACTGTTGAGGGCTTAGATAATTTGTCTGCCACAATAGACGGTTTATCTAGCCAGTTAGACAGTCGTTTTTTCAAGGGTGGCCAGTATTTCTTTGGCGGGGCTTACGGCGACAAAATTTACACATTTAGTGGCGCACCGATTGTTGGTACAATTGAGACTGGCGAAGCCCCACTGAGTATGGGAAAGCACTCAATTGTTACTAGGGCTTATCCTTATTACGAAAACGGTGATGTGACTGTAGCTGTTGGCACAAGAGACACGCAGACGGCAACTCACTCTTACGGTGCCGCAACAGCGCCTAATGATGATGGGTTTGTGCCTTTGAGGTCACAGGGTCGGTATCACAGGGCAAAGCTGGTTTTATCAAACGGTTGGAGTAAGGTTATCGGCCTAGACGTTGAAGCTAGAGGCATTGGCAGGCGATGACAGTAGAACAGCGCAAAGCAAACTTTCGGACGCTAAACCCAATTACGGCAACAACCCGCGAGATTTCAGAGGTTCTTAATAGAACGATAAACGGCGGCTTAAACAGTGTTGGGTATGTCACGCTTAGCGCAAACTCTACTGAGACAACCGTATCTGAGCCTAGATATAGCACGGAAAGCCTAGTATTTTTTACTGGTGTCGATCACGACCCTTGGCACCACAATCCATATGTAAAAGGAACAAGCACCAATGGCACAATGGTCATCGGACACGATAATCAAGGACACACCGCTGATTTCGCCTACCTCATCATTGGATGAACTAGAACGCCTAGCTCACCATATAGAGGCTGCGTTGGCCTATTCTGGAGACACTCATAGCCTAGTACAGGTTGTAGATGCTATAAAGGACGGTAGCGCACAGTTTTTTCCATTAGAAAATTCTGTTATAGTGACTGAAGTAGTTGACTACCCGAAAAAATCCGTATGCAGAATATGGTTGGCTGGCGGGAATATGGATGAGCTTGTAGAAGCAGAAAAGAAAATTGTACCGTGGGCTAAAAGTCACGGATGCAGTGGAATGGAAATTATCGGGCGCAAGGGCTGGGAAAGACAGCTTAAAGATTACAATGCAGCGTCAACTGTACTGATAAAGGAAATATAAAATGAGTAAAGGCGGCGGTAGCACAAGAACAATTAATACGATGGTTAATCCACCAGCGTATGCTCAACCATTTCTTGAGTTTGGGCTTGAACAAGCAAAAGATTTATACGGCTCTGCAAAGCCTGAGTATTATCCTGGTCAAACAACCGTAGGATTTTCTCCAGAGTCAGAAATGGCTTTATCTGGCATTCGTGAGCAAGCTATCACTGGTAGCCCCTTTATCAAGGCCACACAAGATGTAGTAATGCAAAATCTTATGGGTACTAACCCATTAATGAGCGCCGCGTTTCGTCCTGTTGTTGAGCAGGTAGAGTCGCAAGCATCAAAGGCTGGTCGTTACGGCTCTGGTTATCAGCAGGCTGCATTGGGTCAGGCATTGGCACCATTTGCTTACGAAGCGCAGCAAGCGGCCATTGAGCAGGCACCAGCGGCTCGTGAGTTTGGTATGGCAGATTTGATGAGCCTAGCACAAGTTGGTGGTGCTAGAGAGGCGCAATCAGCAGCGGAGCTTGCAGCAGATATTGAGCGTTTTGAGTTTGAGCAAAACCGTCAACAGCAAAAACTGCGTGATTATATGGCGCTTGTTGCTGGCGGCACTGTTGGCAGCGAAACAGTTACGCCTCAGTTTAGAAACCCGACAGCAGATTTCTTTGGAATGGCGACACAGGGCGCAGGTCTTCTTAGCGACCTCAAGCTAATATAGGGCATAGGAGAGCTTTATGGATTTACTAAACATAAGACGAAATGCTCTTTCTGGTGCTAATCGTAAGCGAGCTATTGATGCTTTTTTGGATGCCGATGCTAGAACTGGCCCAGCCCCACAAAGTACAGTACAGCAACAGCCTGGCTCTGTAGTAGAGAACGCTCGTCAACGTGCCTTAATGGCTCTAGGAGCGTCACCAAAGCCAGATATGGGTATACCGCAGGCAAGGCTGGTCACACCCACCACAGCGACTTCTGGGCTTCGTTCTTTGCTGCCTGGACGCGGTACACCTGGCTCTGCTGCTCTTGGTGCTTTTGGGTCAACTATGTCACAGCTAGGCGGCTGGCAGGATAAGCCAATGACCTTTGGGCAAATCCTTGGTGCGTCTTTAGGCAAGGCTCGTGAGGCGTATGGTACGGCTGAAGAGCGTCAGCGTCAGATTGCTGAGAAAAAAGCTGCGTTAGAAAAAGCAGAAGAAGAAACGCAATACACTCGTCAGCGTCAGTCTATGCTGGATGCTATTACTGTTGGAAACTTTAACATAGCAAGGCGCAAGGCTGCTCGTGAAGAAGCTGCTGCTGGTCAGCCAACAAAGCCATATGAAATATACGATGTGCAAACAGGCCGTAAGAAATTTGTTCGTGATGTTCGCACTAAAGAAGGCGGCTGGTCTACAGAGGATGTAGGTGGTGTGGCTGCTGACAAGCCTACGAAAGAAGGCAAACCATCTGGGTTTGTTTCCGTTTATACAAAGAATGGCGATTTTGTAGAGAACGTCAGAGAAGACTCTCCTGAGGCAGACGATTATGCAAATAAGGGGTATAGAATAGTTGAATCCACTAGCATAACAGGGACAAAGAAAGACGTTGGACTTGGAGCAAGGGCTACTGGGCAAATACAAACAGATATAATGGACATAGAGGAGTCAATATCTGACCTAAATGATATTCAAAACAGTTTTGACCCTAAGATGCAAACCTTTTTTACAAGAGGAGAAGCGGCGTTAAAAGCTCTTTTGGAAAAGGGCGGTAAAGAGCTTAACGAAGCTGACGCAAAACTTGTTGGTGATGTTGCAGTTTACAAGCAAAATGCTTGGGATGCTGTTAATGCTTACATAAAATATTTAACCGGCGCACAAATGTCAGAGGCAGAGGCAAGAAGGATTATGAAATCATTTCCTGACCCCCGCCTTGGATTGTCTGAAGGCGACAGTCCAACAGAGTACAAACGCAAACTTGACGGTGTGTTAAGGAAAGCAAGGCTTTCTCTGGCAAGAAATTCATATGCTTTGTCTAAGGGTTTAACGCCAACGGCAAACCCAGAAGCAGATGTAGAAAAAAATCAAGATGATGTTATTTATGTTGACGAAAAGGGAAGGCGTTTGGGAATAGAGCAAATTCCTCACTTAATGCGTAGAGAAGAATCTAGGCTAAAAAAACAATTTGCCGACCTTGAGGAGTCTGAAAGAGAATCTCGCGTTGAATCAGAAATGCGAAAGATTTTTTCCATATAAGGAATTATTATGAGCAGCATAACAGATAAACTTTTGGGCGAAATAGAGTACGGCAAGAAAAAACCTGTCGTTGAAGAGGCACCAAAACCAAAAACAACAAGCGTAAAAGATGAAATTTTACGTTCTTTAATGGATGTCGGGTATTCTGCTCAGTCTGGTTTGTTTACAGGATTGTCAGCTATCCCAGGTTTTTTGGGTGACGTGGAAACTTTAGGTAGGCAGGCTGGTGCAGCGATGGGGTACGATGTTGACCCTGACTCTGTGTTTCCGACCACTAAAGAATACACTGAAATGGCAATACCTAAAGCATTGGGTGCTACTTATGTGCCTGA